GGTGGTTGCCCACATGTCACCTTTCTACTAGACCGCACGTTGGTGTGCGTAGACATATATGGAATTCGGTCTATGTCTTTTAATCAACTGCGTGTTATCGTTGCTGTTAGGTAGGCTTCCAACCTGTACTAACACCGCTGGGGTGATAACCTTCACGTTTTAGTTGTTGTATTCTGGTAGTAGTGTGGCCCGCCATATGGGTCTGTCATTGTATGGCTTAGAATTGGTATATTGCCGAAAGTTCTTTTCGGTAGTAGTCAATAAGTATGGTATTTACTTGTTCAGTAATCTCGTCTATCATAATTCTATTGAGATTTTGGTCGCCTTGGTCAGTGGCGAATTTTCTTATACACCTACCCAATGTGTAGTGAGCGACTGGTAGATAATCAGCCGGTATGACTGCGGACACATTTAGTGGTGGTTCGTAATTTGTGTCGAAACATAAGCGCACCAGGTATTCGGGGTAGAATGCAAGGAGTCGTAGCATGGGGGTGGGTGTCTCTTCTTCTGAACGGAGGATATGGGTGATTGGGATACCTGCCCCAGTTTCAGCATCCCGCAGTTCATGTACGAGTCTTGGGGATATGGATGCGAGACCGAGTGCACGTGCTACAGCTTTAGCTTTTTCTTCTGCAATTATGGGAAGTATGACCGGTTTTGCTAAGTGCGTGACCTGGTCGATATATTCGCTGAAATAACTTCTAACACATTCGGCTATGTATACTGGGGGGTAGGGTGTTTTGGGAGCTTCAACCACATCAATTTTGTTTAGCCAATCGATGTGTTTAGCTAGGTGACCTTCTACTAAGTTAAGTTGCCCGCGGTTAAGTTTAAGGTCAACACCCATTGTCATGGCTGAGACTATATCGTCATAAACCCGGTTTAGGGGTGCCGTGTCAATGCCGTTGCGGGTAAATCTTGACCATATATCTTGGAACATGGCCTGTGCACCGTGGTGTGGGACACCGTCTAATTCCCAAGTTACACGAGGTATCCGCCATGCTTTACTTGAAGCAAGTCGGTACCTAGGTAGGTCTGGGGACCGATATAATCCGAAACCGCCCTGTTCAACCGGTGCGTATAGTTTTCTAGGGTCGTGGAGTTTGGTGGAGTGTTGTTCGCCGTCGGGGGTCGTCCATTTAACGACCGACCAGGCTAGGCATAGATAGTCTCTTAATGCCTCACCTTCGGTGACATCGAAACCCCTTCGTACCATCATGTCTATAGCGGAAGATGTTCCAGTCGCATAGTCACGGCCGGGTATGATTGTGGGGGCTTGTAGATCACTAGACACGAATGAGGCTAATGATCGAATTAGTGATCCACGGATTTTACCGTTTGCATACCATATTCGCAGATATTCCGCGACATCATAAGACACTAACTGTTTAGAAGCTTGTACATCCAGATCGGCTAGTGTCATATGTCTCAAGTAGAACATTGAGTCCGCCAGGGAGCGCATCTTATAATTACCGTCATCACCATTTCCACGACCTTTGACCATTGGGTTGTATCCCATGTGTCGTTCGTAGGTGTGGCAGAGTGCGTCACGGTAACCTTTGTTGGCGCCGTTGTTAATGCTGCTTGTGGTGCGCCAGCCGGACCAGAGGCCTTGTAGCACGCGGTGGAATTTGCCATCGTCAGCAACTTCACGGACGTACATATTGTCAAGGGCTTCTACCAGCCAATCACACAAATTAACGATATGGCCGGCGTAGTTAGTGCCACCCCAGGGCCCCGGACCGGCGTGTCGTTCAGCAGGTGCTCGGAAGCATCGCAACCAAAACTGTGACATGTCATATATTGTGTGTAAAAAGTTAAAATCGGCGTAATCGGATGCAAGGGTGACTTCACCTTTACCTGCACGAAGGCGGGTCTCTTCGTGATCTTTAATTATTTCAGTGGGGTCACTTTCGAGAGAGAAGTATTCATCCGATTTGTATATAGATCGTTCGAAGTAGAACATTATTTGGCTCTCCATAAACCAGTGGTATATAGGTCCTGGTATAATCTGACGTAGGCGTAGGCCAGCTTCGATTTTCGATTGGGCATTTGTGAACATAACGGCAGGTTTCGCCAGACAATCAATGAAAAAGCTAGTAGGCATACGATTTAGCCATTCTCTTTTATGTAAGTTTTGGGTGGCAATATCATATTCCGAAAAGTCATATTTACCTTGGTTTATGGACCCACGCGGTGCCATAGAAATGGTGTGTGCGTGTAGTTCGGATGGGGTGGTATCCTTTCTTTTTGCAATGGTTGGTTCTATGTGTGAGGCGATTCGATCCCAGGAAAGGTTGACCTGGTCTCTCCAGTAGGTTTGCTGTTGGTCTTTAGTCTGTGGGTGGTCAGTGACTAAGGTATGGGGACGGGGGGCTCCTGATCTTTTTTCCACATAGCCGTCTTCCTGAGCGATTAGGTCGTCCTGTGCCCGTCCGCATAGTAGGTTAAGGTACATTAGGTCATATGGTTCCGGATTGATGCTCGAAAGTGTTCTATTACCGTCATCCAGCCATGCGGGTATGGGTAAGTCGCGAATAGGACTAGGGAGGTCCTGTGTTCGACGAGCAACGTTGTGTATGGACTTAGTCAGCTTGGTGAAATATTTGAGCCCATGGCAACCCACACCACGTTCAATCAGTGTGTAGATAACCGTAGCTTGGTGTTTAGAGGATAGTGCGGCTAGAGTTAGCCCGGCGAGATGGTGCAAGCCGCCACCGGAACATCCGGTGAGGAGGCATGTTACTGCATCGATCGAATCACGTATTTCGATTCTTTTGAGGATCCACCCGAGATGTTCCCAACGCACCCGTGTTCGCGAGATGATGTCTTCATCATCCAGGGGGTATAATACTTTTAGGTGATCGGTTGCATCGTCGGGTCGATTGTTTTTTAGGGCGATGTGAATGTATGCTAGATGGGTGGTGTTCGACATTCGAACATGAATATCGTTGGTGTGTTGGGTGACTAAAAACTCATCCTGTGCCCGTAGTGCCTTGAGTAATTCAATACGCCGTACCCGCGTTGCCGTCTGTTGGTCAGCGTATTCTGCTGGGATTGCGCAGCGGGCAGCGAAACTTTTTGAACGAGCACTACCGAAGGTGTGTTTTCTGAATTTGGTCCTAAGGTTGGGGGTGATTACCTCATGCAGGCCGAATTTGTAATGACTCGGTGTATTCGGGAATCTCCTGGTGCCGGTGGAGGCAAGGGCGAGGTTTTTCGCTTGCTTTCTCGGCATGGTTAGTGAATAGAAGTGGTAAGCGGAATAGAAGGATACGTCTACTAATATAGCCCCGGGGTAGCTGGTGTCAATTCCAGTGCAGTACAGCCCTGTGTCAGACGTTCGTGTTTCCACATTGCTGACGGGACGTCCGGTAAGGTAGGTTGCCAATCCATTCGGGCATCGGAGGATGACTAGATGGGCTGTGGCGTCGTTAATGATTTTGCTCAGAGGAACAGTGGCATATTCATGCTTCCGTTTCTTTCCTTGGTGGCGACGGAAAATGGCTTTTTCATTCCACACATGTAGGCCGAGTAATGCTGTATTGATACCAGATGGGTACTTATCCAGTAGTTCAGATATTACGCGATTGTCTTCTATATATTCGGGAGCCTGTATATTGAGCTGGGTATATAGAATATCCGGATAGTGTCCGCTGAAGGCGGCATGGTGGAAAACGACTATATCGTTCGTTGTTATCTTTCTATCGGTGTAAGCCTGAAGGATAGAGTTGTATTCTGCAATGATACAGTCGTAAGACGGCGGGTGGATATAGGGATGGGTTGCGAGGTGAGTTGCTGCGTTAGCTTGTAGGGGGTACAGTTTGACAAAGTCTTTGGTAAAGAACGGTAGGTTTTGGTCAGCAGTATTGCCGTCCATCCCTCGCGGCGGGGACGCAACCGTAGTAGAGGGACACGCTTCATCAACTTTCGGCACAGGATTTGGCTGTATGATGGGACGAGCTTCCGGAGACTGGGGCCAATCTTCGACCTTACTCTCCATGGCTAGAGCGGTGCTTTTGGGGATATTATGCACA